CTACACTCACTGAAAGAAAAGGTTCTGCACTATTCATATCAACTCCACGAGGTATGAATAATTGGTTCTATAGATTATGGCAAGACGCAGAAGAAAGAGAAGACTGGGCTAGATTTAAATTTTCTACAGTAGATAACCCTGCGATAGATCCAGAAGAATTAGAATCAGCAAAAAGAGAAATAGGTTCATTAACATTTGCCCAGGAGTATGAAGCTGAGTTTGTTAATGAAGGAACTCAGTTATTCAAACAAGAGTGGTTTAGATATTATCAACCTGCAGTCAGAGGTGCAAAGATAGATGGTATATTGTATGAATTTGATAATATGCCAAAGTATGCAACTGTCGACTTAGCAACTTCTACAAAACAAACTGCCGACTACACAGTCTTTACTGCATTTGCTCACGATACAAGTGAAAACAAATTGTTTGTTATTGATATGTTAAGGAAGCGTATGGAAGCTCCTGACATAATTCCTGCAATGAAAAAGTTTTATAAGAAAAATAATTTAGATTGGATAGGAGTTGAAAAGGCAGGTTTTCAGCTTTCGATTGTTCAGTTTGCAAGAAGAGAAGGTCTTAATGTAAGAGAACTTAGAGCAGACAAAGATAAACGAAGCAGAGCTATGCCTTTATCAGCTAAACTAGAAAGTGGACAAGTATTTTTTCCAGACGATCCTATGGTTGACTGGGTTCACGAGGCTGAACGAGAGCTTTTGACTTTTCCCTTAGGAGCACATGATGATATTGTTGATACGCTAGCTTATGGTGTATTAAACTTAAATAAGAGAAGAAGTTGGAAAGCATACTAGATGGCAGAAAATAAGTCAAGATATAGAAGATTTGTAGAATACCTCCAGGCTCCATCTCAAAGAGAATTAGGACAAAAGAGTTTTATTAATCAAACTAATTATTCTTTAGATGGACAAGTCTATGGATACAATAGTAGTTCAGGTTTTGTTCCTGATAAGTTATTAAAAGAAATCGGAGATGGAACAGGAAACTCTGCTGTTATTGCTTGTTTAAATGTTTTATCAACATCTTTTGCAGAACCAAGATTAAAAGTTTATAGAGAAATAGGTAACAACGACTACGAAGCTGTTGACAGTCATCCAGTTACTAATTTATTTACAAGACCAAATCCTTATACTTCTGGATCATTATTAGCTCACTATATAGTTTTAGCTTTGAACGCTGAAGGGGACGCTTATCTCCTTAAAAGCAGAAACCGACAAGGAAGAGTTGTAGAGCTTATTCCCCTTATCCCACAGTTTGTAAAACCAAGGGGAAATGAGAAACAACTTATTACTCATTATGAGTATTATCAAAAATCTCCTGACAGCACTAATCACAACGAGTTTGTTGTATTACCTTCTCAAGAAGTTGTGCATATCAGACAGGGAGTAAATCCTAATAATCATAGAAAAGGTTTTGCACCATTGAAAGGTGTATTAAGAGAAATTTTAGGAGACGAAGCAGCAGGACAGTATGCAGCAGCTTTGTTACATAACATGGCTGTGCCTGGTGTAGTTTTATCTCCTAAAGATGACAGTATGGGTGGACCTAGTCAAGAAGAAGCAGAATCTATTGCTCAAATTTATAAACAAAAATTTGGAGGTAGCAATAGGGGAGCTCCAATGATACTTACTGGTGCTATGGATGTAAAAGTAGTTTCTTGGTCTCCTGAACAAATGAACCTTAACCAACTAAGGAGATTGCCTGAGGAAAGAGTTTCTGCTGTATTAGGTGTTCCTGCTATTCTTGCAGGTTTAGGTGCAGGTCTTGAAGCTGCTACTTACAACAACACAAGAGAATTAAGGGAGTTCTTTACAGAGCAGAAGTTAATTCCTCTTTGGCAAACTGTAGCTAATGAAGTAACAGCTCAGTTATTGCAATCAGATTTTACAGCAGACAATAAACTTCTTTGTAAGTATGACTTAGACGAAGTCAGAGCTTTAGATGTTGACAAAGGCGAAGTATTCAAAAGAATGCAAACAGGAGTTACAGGTGGTTGGATTACTGTTGCTGAGGCCAGGAAAGCTGTTGGTTTAGAATATGGACCTGAACATGAAGTGTTCTTGAGACCATTGAATTTAGAACCTACAGCACAGGACGAATATGCAAATAAACCAGAACCAGTAGAAGAACCTGAGGACGAAATGGAAGAAGAAAACGAAAGAGAAAATCAGGAAGAAGTTGTAGAAGCTTCTATCCAGGTAGAAGTAGAAATGAAAGATACTTTATCTAGCTCTAGTCATCCTGTCGAAGTTACAAGAGAAGGGAATATTGTGCAAACACCAACACACCTAGATGAGAAGGCACCTATATCAGCAAAAGTTAAAAAAACTTTACAGAAAAAAGTAAAAGATCACAATGCTAAAAATCCTAAGTACAGAGCTACTTATGGAATGTTAGCTGCAGTATTTCGTAGAGGTGTTGGTGCATATAGAACTAATCCACAATCTGTTAGAGGTAATGTTACAGGTGCAACCCAGTGGGGAATAGCCAGAGTTAACGCCTTTATAAAAGGTCTAAAAGGTAAATTCCCAAGAAGTGCTTTCGACCAAGATTTACTTCCTAGTGGACATCCTCTAAGTTCTAAGAAATCATCAGAACAAATAGAAGAAATAAAAGTATCAATAGAAGAAGCAGAAACTTTACAACAACAACAATTTTCAATAGAGCCTGAAAACAGCAAAGCCGAATCAGTAAAAGTTGGTCAAGCTGTCTCCTGGACAATAAATAAAGATCCAGATCCTCCTTCAACTGTACATGGTATTGTCATTTCAGTATCTAAAGAAAATGCAACTATGAATGTATGGGCAATTATGGAAGATGGAACCCATAAGAAAACAGATAGAAATGTTACACAACCTATATCTAAATTAAGAGTTATCACAGATTTTCGTGGAGACAGTAAAGCTCCTGAAGAAACAAACTTTCCAAATGCAGGGGATAATCAAAAGATTAGTCTAAGTAATTCAGACTTTAGACAATTCCCAGATTATGCCTATGTTAAAAATCTAAAAGAAAACTATCCAAAGATATGGAGAAGAGCAGGAACTGGTGGAAACCCTCCTACTTCTTTTACTGGAAATGACGCTTTTAGAAATTGGACTAAATACAAAGCAGGAGACCGAAGTGCCTCAGTACTATCGTGGGTAAAACGCAGAGAGCGATTTATGAATAGACACCAAGGTAACACACGACTAAATGGAACTATTGCAGTTATGAAGTGGGGTGGCGTTACTAAGTCTGGTGTATCAGCTATGAAAAAAATCGTAAACGAGCAAAAGAAGAAAGAAGATGCTCGTAAGAAGAGAGCTGAACAACTCGTAGAAAATACTGTTAAAATAAATAGTACAGATAAATAAGTTGATACTGTCAAATAGATAGTATTAATATAGATTAAGAGGTATAGGTTAATGGATAAAGAAATTAAAAGTTTCGATCTCTCTATCAAAGATAGTGGAGAAGAAAAAGGAAGTGTTGAAGCTGTCTTCTCAGTTTACAACAATCAAGATAGTGATGGCGATGTAGTATTGCCTGGTGCTGTCAAATCAGGATTTAAAGACAATCAAGTCCCAATGGTTTTTGCACACAAGTGGGATCAACCAATCGGAAAAGGAACAATCACAGAAGGCGAAGAATCTGCTGTATTCAAAGGTTCTTTCTTTATGGAAACAGAAGCAGGTAAAGAAGCTTACAACTTAGTTAAATCAATGGGCGATTTACAACAATGGTCTTTTGGTTTCAGAGTTAACGATTCCGAAATGGGCAAGTTACAAAAAGATGGAGAAGACGAATCAGATGTTCGCTTCTTAAAAGATTTAACTGTATACGAAGTATCCCCTGTTCTTGTTGGTGCAAATCAAGAAACCTATACCCTTGCAATCAAAACAGGCGAAGATACAGTATACGAGAAAAAAGAAACCAAGACAGAACAAAAAGTTGCTTTAGACGAAGATGTTTTTTCTACACAAGAAGAAGCAGAGAAAAGAGCTGAAGCACTTGGTTGTGAAGGTTCTCATATACATGAAGTAGATGGAAAAGAAGTTTTTATGCCCTGTGCATCACACGATGCCTATGAAAAGCTAGTTGCTGAAAAACAAGCAGATCCAGAAGAAGAAGAAAAAGATTCTGAATGCTGTGGTAATTGTAAATCAGACGATGCTGTGCTCTCAAACGACACACTTATAGAAGAAAACCCTGAAGAAGAAGAAAAAGGTTATGGCAAGTGTGATTATGGAGATACAGGGAAATGTGCCAAAGAAGGCATGAAAGAAGAAGAGGTTTCAGAGAACGATTCTGGCGTGTCAGGAAAGCGTTTCTCCGAAGAGATCAAAGATGTGCTTGCTGCATTAGAGGATCTAATAGTAAGAGCCAAAGCTATTGGTATTTTACGAGAAAAGGATGGTAGGAAATTGTCAGATAAAGCTACACAAGCTTTAAGGGCGGTCCAGGAAGACCTTAATGATGCTTGGGAAGAACTAGATGAAGTTATCTCACAAGTTGGAACTGTTCCAGAGGTGGAAGAAGAGATAGAAGCTATCAACGAAGAAGAAGCTACAGAAGTAGAAGTTACCGAAGAAATTTCTGAGGAAACTGAAATTGAAGAAGCAGAAGCTCCAGTTGAAGAAGTTGCTGTCGAAGAAGAAACTGAAGAAGCAGAAGAAACTGTCGAAGATGATGGAATTGATGAAGTTATTCTTCAAGCTCAAGTTAATCTAACTGAATCGTTAATAGCTGAACAAGAATTAGAAGACGAATAAAAAGCTATTATTAGGAGAAAATAATGTCAGAAGATATTAAAGATCTCCGAGAAAAGCTAGCTGCTAAAAGAGTTGAACTAAAAGAACTCTTCGAATCTGCAGAAGATGGCAAGTACACTTCTGAGCAAAAAGAGGAAATCTCTAAAAGAAACGAAGAACTTACTGGTCTCGTAGAGGCTGTAAATCTTAAATCAGCTCAAAATAAAAACGAAAAAGCTATGGAACTAGATTCCGAGCCAGCAGCTCAAAGCTTTCCTTCGGAGCAAGTGCCTGCGAAATCTATTGGAGAACTCTTCACAGAGAGTGATGCTTATAAAAATTATAAGTCCAATGGTGTAAAAGGCATCGATTCTAAAGTAAACGCAAATCCTTTAGAAACAAAAACAACTCTTAATACCACTGGTTATCCACCAGAGGTCTTAAGACAACCTGGCATTCTTGAATCTTTGCAAAGACCTGATGGAGCAGTATTTACTCTTTTTGATCAAATACAATCCGATCAGAACTCTTTCGCATATTTAGAAGAAACAACCTTCACAGGAGAAGACCAAGCTGCAGAAGTAGCTGAAGGTTCTGCTGTTGGAGAAGCAGCTCTTGCATTTACAGAGCAAACAGAAAGCATCAGAAAAATGGGTGTTTTCTTGCCTGTTACTGACGAGCTTCTTGCAGATGTTTCTGGTATTCAAGGATATGTCAACTCAAGACTACAAACTATGATCCGACTTCGTTTGGACACCCAAGTACTATCTGGAGATGGTACTGCTCCAAACATTGAAGGTATCTTAGATGCAGGTAAATCAAGCGTTGGTTCAACTGACTTCTCAAGTTACGCAGGTAACTTAGGAAGAGTTGGAGCAATCTATGGAGCAATTACCGATATTCGTGTAAACAGCTTCATGGAGCCTGATACAATTATCATGCATCCAAACGATTGGAACTCTGTTGTTACAGAACTAACAGGTTTCGCAGGAACTTCAGGTGCAGGTTATGCAGCTAATGTTCCATTGTTCGTTGCTTCAGGAATGTTTGGTCAAGCACCTGTAGCTTCTATCTGGGGTGTCAAAGTACTCCCTACAACAGCTATTGCTGAAAATACCTGCTTAGTAGGTAAGTTCGGTGGTGGAGAAGCTGCACATCTCGTTATGAGACAAGGTATTGATCTTGCTGTTTCTGACAGCCATAGTGATTACTTCACAAAGAACATGCTCGCAATTAGAGCAACAATGAGAGTTGGTTTCCCTGTTTACAGGCAACAAGCTTTCCACAAAATAACAAACTTCTAAATTAGGAGTAATTGTTAATTAGTTTCTGTAAGGGGTAGCAACCCTACCCCTTACGAACTAGAATTATTAAAAAAGGAAATTATGTCAGATTTTATAAAACCAGAAAAAAGTATTTGGAAGTTAGCTGATGGTAAAATTTGGGAAGGTCCTGTATCGGAACTACCTAAATCAGGTGCTTCTTTAATTGCCAAAGCAGGAAAAGAATATCCTACTGAGTGGCTAAAAGAACAAGGTTGGGGTAAAAAAGCTCCTGCTAAGAAAAAAGCAGCTCCTAAAAAAGCAGAACCAAAAGCAGCTCCAAAGAAAAAAGTAGAAACAAAAGCAGTAAAACCTAAAGAAGACAAGTAGGTCTTAAATGGCACTTTGTACTGTTTCTGATGTAGAGCAAGTGCTCGGTGTTGATTTATCTACAACTGATGAAGCTACAGTAACTAATTTATTAATACCTACTGTAGAAGCAGCAATATCAAATTTTTTAGGTTACGATCCAAAATACTCAGCTAGTATTACAGAAAAATTCGATGGGGACAGAACAGAAGATTTATTTTTAAGTCGCTCCCCTGTAGTATCTGTTACTTCAGTTACAGAAGATGGCACAACACTTACCGAGGGCAATGGCGAAGATTATGTATTATATGCTAATCTTGGTCGTTTAAGAAAAGTAGGTAGAGAGCGTTGGTCTAACGCAAAATTACAAAACATTACTGTAGTTTATTCTGCAGGTTATTCTGACAGTGAAGGAACAGCAGAAGATGTTCCAAAAGATATGAAATATGTTTGTGCAAGAGCCTCAGGAAAACTTATTGTTTCTGCTTTATCTTTAGGCTCACAACAAAGCACAGGTTCTGTTGGTACTCATAGTGCTGACAGTACAAACGATTCTCAATTCCAACTTGTTAGAAATGAAGGTATTGGAGATTATCAAGTAACTTATGAATCAGTTTTAGATCAGTTAGGTTCTGATATATTACAAGAAGCTGATAAAAAAATACTACAGAAGTATAAGAGGCAACTCTTCACTTCAGCAGGTATACTAGACTAATGGACGAATTAAAATTCCCTGATGGGACAAAACGAGAAGACGCAGTTAATGAACTCATTGATGACGAGCAATTTAAAGAAATGGTTCTAAAACAATTTAACTACATGCGTATCAAAGGTATCAATCTTGTGCAAGACGCAGATGATATGGTAAATCTGTACTTAAAGATTTGCAAAGCCTTTGATGAATAATGGCTAGATACGATTACAAATGTTCTAAATGCGAACATTTGTTCGAGGTAACTCACTCAATCCACGAAGATCCTGAGATTAAATGTGAAAAATGTAAAGCAATATCTAATCGACAAATCAGTACTAAAGTTCATTTATATGGAACTGTTGGTATTGATTGGAATACTGATCCTTCTAAAGTTTCAGATTCTATGAAAGCTAAAGCAAAAAAAGCAGCTAACAGAAAAGTAAAGTTTTAAACTTCGTTTCCCCAACTATCCCAACCTTCAGCAGTTTGCCTTGCAAATAATTCTATTCTTGGAATATCTCCCATTAGTTCTATTATCTTATCTCTAATTACTTGTGGTTTTCTGCTGTGTACATCTCTAGTTGCAAAAGTTAGCTTATCGACATTAAAGCCAATTCTTTTTGGTTTACCTTTTGTAGCTATAACACAAATTTCTGGATTGCTTCTAGTCCAGTATCCAACACCTTTCCAATACAAACTTTTTTGTTGATTCTTATTTTC